AATTGGGGAAATGCACAAAAATTTAAGAATATTTTATATAGAATTACGCAATGAGTGTTATTGAAGAACTGCATAGAGAAGATAAGACACGCAAAACAAGAGGATATACATACCTATTTTTTTATGATATTATAAAAAAATAATATATCACAAGACTGTCTGTATATTTTGAGTCTCACCATCTGGGCTTCGAGAGAGTACCCCCTTTCAACCTGAAGCTCGTGCGATACCCTGTCATATATAGCACATCTGATTTTTTTCTCCATGCATTATTCCTCCTTCGTGTCAGACTCTGACACTGTCCGAATAAATTCTTGCATCATCGCCGTGAGCTGTGGTCCCATTCCCACACCTACTTGCTTACACGCCTGCTTAAAACTCTCAGCGACCTGTTTGTCGATTTTATAAGTTTTTGCCGCAATTCCTTTTTTTGCATCCCATCTGTCTTGACGGCATAGTTTCTTTTCTGCCATTTATTCGTCACCTCACTTGCTTTTTTTTAGTTGATCAAAACGAAAAGCTCACCCGTTTCATCAACAAATGTGCGCTCACCTCGCTCTTTCAAATTTACATTACTTGCATATAAGCAAGGTATTTTGTTAAAAATACGTTGCCTTCTTTCGTTTATATGATATTGTTCGTTTAGATAGTATACAGTACCCCCCATTTTTTTGCCACCTTCTCGTTCAAAGAACTTACATTCGCTCTTAGGTATGTAAATAGATTCTTTGATTGTTCCACTTTCTGCGATGGAATAATCAAGCTCCTCAACAGTTTCGACATTTATAAAATCTTCTGAGCGTCCAAATGATTTTATATCATATATACACTCTAAGATGTCCCGATAATCGTCCAGGCTACTTGCCACTAAATGCAATGTTAGTTTAATATCGTTTAACAAATCCACCATCATAGGAATTTTTTCAAAACTCTGATAATGACTTAATTCAAAATTCAACTCATCTTTTCGAACAGTTAAATTTTCCATCTTTTCATCGTAAGGCTTTCGAGCAAGCCTTTTTTCTTCTCTCGTTAGCCCCTTTGTTTCTTTTATACGAGCAGTTTTCAGTTCTTTCAATTCATTGTTTATTTTTTCTAGCTCGTTTTTCATGCCAAAAAAATTATCTAACATTTCTTTTTCCAAAACTACGAAACCTTCTCCAGTTCTTAATTTACGTTTTCCAAGCGCACCACCCATTAAGGGCTTCGCAATTTGAATATAAGCATTTGAAAATGCGTTCGGAGCGGCAAAACGCACAAAATAACCTCTATCATATTGTATACGGTCATAAACATACTGATTTGTATATGTTCGCCGTGAAAGGACTCCATATTTCCCCTTTATACCAATATGGATTGGATGGTATTTCCCCCATCTTGTCGCCTTATGAATCCCTCCTAATATTGTTGAAACGGGAGGGAGGGGAAATGTGCTCCTTAATTTTATCTGTTCGGGTTGTCTGTAGTTTGCTGTAGTTTGTGTTAAAATGATTTTTATTGCTTTCATTGATTCTCCCTGCCCTCGTAACCTCCGCGACGAGAATTTAATTACTGAACCTCTATATTAACGATATTAACAAGTGTGCAATCTGCACTTTCTTCCTCCGAATTGTACTCGCTTTCAATTTCAAAAGAAATTGCAAAATGGTCGTCAGAATCAGGAACTTTATAAAAGATATTTTTATCCTTTAAAACATCATCCCACGCGCCATCATCGTTTATCCATTCCAGTTCAGAAGGACACCCGAGCCTTGTCATGATTTCGTCTAATTCATAAAGTGATACTGTGCTCCCTGCTAATTCTCTTCTTAAAATTTCCAACATAATAATTTTTCCTCGTCTTTCTTTCTCCGGCGGATTCCGCCGCCGGGCGGGTATTTATTATAAAGATTTTATTTTATCAGCAACTGTCCAGAGGATTTTTTTAATTAAACTTCCTCCCGGATTCTTACAAAACCAGTCTTCTTTTTTACAGTCGTAATACAATTTAGCTCCAAATCCCCAGTCAACAAGGCTTAATGCTTGACGCTGTGCAAAGCTTTTATATTCATCTGTGCAGATGCCATTAATGATTCTTCCGCGTCCCATAGTTTCGGGTGTGTTAGTTTCCTTAACTTCCAAATATTTCTGAAAGTCATCAATATAGATACGTTTCATATCACCCTTTTCCCATACCTTATAACCAAGTCTGAGAAGTTTTTCTTCCATTGTCTCTTTCATATTCTTTACTTCCCTCCATGCTTTTTTAAGTCCTTCGGAGATAGAAAGACCTGCTGTCTTTACTAAGTTCCACGCTCTTTTCATGATTTTACTTAAATTATACTTCTTCATCTTTCTATCCCCTTTCGGCCTGCTGTGCTTTTCTTTATGTTTATATCGTAACACGTTCGCCCATATAAGTCAACACTAATTTTAGTGTTATATCAAAAATATTTTATTTTTTCCTCGTCTGTAGGGATTATTTCTATTACGTCTGACGGCTGGCAGCGTAATAATAAGCATATTTTGTTTAGTGTATCTGTTGTAATCCCTTTCCCTTTTCGTAAATTTTGCATAGTTCCTTCACTTAAAATCTTTTCTTTTCGCATCCTCACACTGGGGTATCCTCTTTTTTCTAATTCTTTCATGACATTTATTTTGTACACAAACATTCTTTTTGTCCTCCTTTTTTTACATATTATATACTATTCTATTTTATAATGCAACACGAATTTTATTATTTTGTAAAACATTAATTTTAGTGTTTACATTTAGTCGTTAAAATGGTATAATGTAGACAGTCAGAAAAGGAGGATAGAAAAATAAGCAATAAAAAAGCCGGCTGTTAAAAATCACACACACCACAGCCGGCAACGCCAAACATAAATAAATAGAAAAAATGAAAGGCATCTGTATTATAACAGATGAAATGGTGAAAATCAATGAAATACTTTAAAAATGTAAATTCTTACAACGAATTAAAAAAGGCATACAGAGAACTTCTTAAAGCGAATCACCCAGATAATGGTGGCGACGTTGAAGTTATGCAGGCCATCAACGTTGAATACGAGGCACTTTTTCCAATCTGGAAGAACAGACAGGAGAGGGAAAGCGGCGAAATCATCAACGAAACAGCGGCAGAAACACGTAGAAGATTCTATACCCAATTTGGTTGGGAAGGGAGCCGCTACGATTGCGATTTATCTTTGAAAGAAATCGCTAAAATTGTACGGACATATATCAAAGAAAAATACCCAACATATAAATTCAGCGTCAGAATCCATTACGCTTCTATGTGCCAGGAATTGACTGCGGTTTTAAAGGAAAGCCCTATCGAAATTTACAAGACTGCAGAAGAAGTGAGCGAAGAAGAAGAGCTTGCTTTCATCAAAAAGGCGGAGCGACATGGTTTGTGGAATTTAACCTCATGGACCCGTGAGGTTTTTGAAAGTGAATACAAAAAAATCACAGAAGAGCACGGGGATTTTTACAAAATCATGAACGAAGCCACGAAAGCAGTTATTGACGACGTGGACGCTTTTGTAAATTCCTATAATTATGATGATTGCGATGGAATGATCGATTATTTTGATGTTAATTTTTATTATTTGGGCTGTTGCGAAAACAACGGCGAAAATGTTAAAATCGTGCCGAAAACCGCACGCATCAAAAATAAAAAAAGCGAGTCGAAGGTTGCAAAGGAAGCAACTTCCGAAAATATCAACTTTAAAGATCTTCATTTTGAGATCTCGGAAGATGTTGACACGCGCAACAACGAAAAAATTTATTGTGTGAAAATTTCTGAAAAGTTGACACGCGAAGAATACAAGCATGCCAATGAAGAAATGAAGGCTCGTGGAGGGTATTACTCTAGATTTAAACATGCCTTTATCTTTAAAGAGGACCCTTCTAAACTCTTAGGAGTTCCTGGCAACTCAAAAGTCTCCTATATAGATGATTTGGAGGAGTACAAAAAGCACATTTTAAAAGAAATAGAAGAAGATGCGACAGCGGCCGGAACGACCGTCGAAGAATACGCTAATAATGATTATGAGCCTCAGGTTGATGCAGTGCAGAATCATGAAAGGCCTAAAAAAATAAACGGAACGGTTTCGTATAGAAATTTTATAGGTTTTTTTGAAGTTTGCGAAACTCCAGAAACATGTCAATTTTATCTGGATTGTGTGGAATTTTCTGCAACAAAAAATTATATAACTGATTGCGAACTTTTGACACTGCGCCGAGTTGGCCGCCAAAAATTAAAAAAGTTAAAAGGTGAAAACTCCTATTACAAGAAAGAGCCGGAAGATTTTGCAAAAAAATATTATGAAATAAACGAAGAGAACGCCCGACTTGCTCAAGAATTGAATAGCTTTTCTAAATATGAAACAGGTTCAGCAACAAGAATTTACCATGAAAAATGCGATTTTGCGTACAGTATTCTTGATAAAATTTTAGATGAGCATCCAGAGCAAGCAGAAAGCACCGCTCAAAAAATCGACTATTATTGCAAGAAACTAGCCGAATATTATAATGACTATTACCGTAACGAGGCGTCATGTCCTTCCGTTTTAATTTGTGGCCCTGCAAATTTTCCAAGTAAGAAGAAAGAACGTCAAAATGAACGTCGTACACTCTTAATTGAGCGATGGAATTATTTAGAAAATTATCTTTCTAAAATTCAAAACTTTTTTAATGTTAGCCGCCCAATAAAATCTGGCGACCCAGATGCAATTGAGCAATTAGAGAAGAAAATTACAGAGCTTGAATCAGAACATAAATTGCATTTGAGCGCTAACAAATATTATAAAAAACATAAAACCTTACAAGGCTTTGAGGGCTTAACATCTGCGGAGATTTCTCAAATTGAAAGCCTCATTCGTGACCCTAGCAGGTTTGTTCCGTTTTATGTGTCCAACGAAACCGCCAACCTCAGGCGCTATAAATCAAGGCTAGAAAGATTGAAAAAAGAAAAAAATTTAGTGGGTACTTGTGAATCTGTCACAATTCCATATCAAGGAGTGGTTTTTAAAATGGTTGAAAATACCGAAAACATGAGATTGCAGCTCTTTTTTGAAGGTAAACCAAGTGAAGAAATACGTGCCCTTTTAAAATCTCATTCTTTCCGTTGGTCCGGAAAGAATAAATGTTGGCAACGCCAACTAACTAATAACGCTCGTTTTTCCTATAAACGTTTAAAAGAAGAGTTGAAAAATCTCGATGACGTCAAAACGACAGTGGTATAAAACGCCGCGGAGGTTACGAGGGCAAACGGAGGATCACGAGTGTATATCAAGGAAAGCGTTATCATTTGGGCTATTATGTGGAGAAAAAAAGATACTATAGTTGCAAGGAAGGAAGTAGAAAAACAGATATATTGAGACTTTTTTTGCAATGGTTTAAAACAACTTATCTGGAACAATGGGAAAAGCTTCAAGAGAGAGGACGTCGATATAAAAATCCTGAAGGCAATTCATGAATTGCCTTTCTAAAAAATTACATATTTACATTTTATATACTTTTCCAATTAAGGCGAGGTAATTTCATTTTTCTACCCGTAACGGAATGATATTTCTTTTTTTGAAAAAACAAAATTATAAAAAATCCACCAATATCCCATCAAGGCGTGAATCTAAATTTCGTCAAAATTCACAATTTACTTTCTGCCAATCACATTAATTCCGCTCACGGCGTATTTACTTTTTCTCAGTTTTTGCATCCTTGCTTCCTGAGATTCCTTGCTTTTATTTTTACGATCATATTTATCTGTTTTAGTTCCCAAAGTTTTCCCTCGCTTTCTGGCCTCTGCTCTTAAAATTAATAATTTCTATGTCATTTCGTATTTCTTTTGGCAGTTTTCCAACCACTATTACTCTGGATGGATTAAGTTGCTTAACCATTTCTGAGAATCCATCACAAAATTCTTTTGTTGATTCTTTGTTTTGCATTCTTCCAATCGTACTACAAGCTATTAGCGATCCTTGCGGCAATCCATCAAAACACCAATCCCAACAATATTCTGGCAAAATATTCACGTTAGGGATTATTTTAACACCGTTGAGCGCCATATAATGCCCCAGAACATGGTTTCTGTATTTGTTCCATAGTTTCATAGCCACTGGCATTCCGTTGTTCCCCACGGCTATGCTGAAATCTGGAGAGATAACACTGTGAAAGCATTTCAAATGCTCTATATACTTGTCTGGGTTATT